CGGTGTCAACAACCTACAACACGTCCTCCAGCGCCGAACTGAAGGAAGATCTCAAGACCTTCGACGCGGGCAACATCGTGGACAACACCGACGTCTATGATTTCAGATGGAAGTCCACGGGCGAGCGCGCCTATGGCGTCATCGCGCAGCAGGCGGTCGAGGTCTACCCGACCGCGGTGACGCACACGATCAACCCGGAAGACAAGGACGACGAGTTCTGGGGTGTTGATTATTCGAAGTACGTCCCGGTCTTGCTGCAAGAACTCAAAGCGCTGCGGGCCAGGGTCGCGCAGCTGGAGGGCAAGACCGATATTGGGGTTAAGCCCCAATGATCTTTCTGGTGCTGATCGTGCTGCACTCGGGATCGGGTACGCCGGTGGAATTGAACCCGGCGATGGTGACCAACCTGCGCAACCCCGAGCCGGGCAATGGCGCCTTCAGTCCTGGCGTCAAATGCCAGATCAACATGGCGGACGGAAAATTCGTTACCGTCAAGGAGACTTGCGAACAGGTGCGTAAGATGATGGAGATGGCAAAGTAGGAGGCCCGCTATGTGGAAGGCCCTGCTGATCGCACTGCCGCTGGCACTATCTCTGACAGGCTGCCTCACGCTGGAAGAGCAGCGCCGGATCGATGACACCTACCAGTTCCGCTTCTACTCGAAATCTGAAGTAGACGCCCTCAACGCCAGGTCCGAGTGCCGGCTCCTGGCCCGCAACCTGGTGCAGATCGCGCGTTGCGACGGGAGATAGAAATGCTGACCTCTGTCATCACCTTCCTGATCTGGATCTGCGTCTTAGCGATCGTCATCTACCTCGTCATCTACGTCCTGCGTGACGTGGTCGGCCTCCCGATTCCGGCCAAGGTGATCCAGCTGATCTGGGTCATTGTGGCGCTGATCGCCATTCTGTGGTTGGTTCAGCTGGTGCTGGGCGGCGGCCACGGGTTGCCTCGCCTTAACTAGGGAGCCAACATGACCAAGTACCTGTTCGCCGTCATCGTGCTGCTGATGGCGGCCGAGAGCTGTGCCGAGGCCCGCACCCGCGTTACCATCACCGCGCCCACCTCGCGCAGCAACGCCGAGATCATCTGCCCCTGGACGACAGGCTCGGTGTCGCCGACCTGGCCGCAAGACCAGCAGAAGCTGTATCTTGGCGTCTGCCCGCCGCAAGCCACCCACCGCTAACCCAAGGAGAACACCATGCCCAAGAAACCAGGCGGCAAAGGCCCCGCCGCCGTCGGCAAGCCGGTCAAGCCATCTGCCGCCGTACAAAGCGCCCGCCAGGGTAAACCCCCAAAAGGCGGCAAGAAAGGCAAGTAACATGGCCAAGATGACCAAGGCGCCCACCGTCAACATCAAGCCGCCGCCGGCGCCGAAAGCCCCGCCGCCGAACTTCTCCAAGACGCAAGACAACTTCTCGCACCACACCTCGCCGAACAAAGGCCCGCAGGCGGTGGACCCGACGGTGAACGCGGTCAGCTCGGCGCCGCGGGCCAAGATCCGTACCCTGCCGGACGCGCCGCAGGCCAAGTACAAGCATGACGACTGACAAGGAACGGCAGCTTCGGCTGCTGCGGCGCAAGCGTGCGATTCTCACCGCAAGGGAGGATCTGATCGCGTTCACGCAGCTGATGATGCCGGACCCCAACTTTGACGACGATGTCACCAAGTCGCTGTATATGCCGCAGCAGTTCCATCGCGTTATCGGCCGCTCCCTGGAGGAGGTCGAGCGCGGCGATTATCGGAGGTTGATGATCAATGTGGGGCCACGGTTTGGCAAGACTACCCTTGCTAGCGCGATGTTTCCTGCTTGGTATATCGGTCGACATCCCGAGCGATCGATCATCGTCGCCACCTACAACGAACACTACAGCTGGGATCTGGGGCGCCGGGTACGGGATATTATGGCTACCCCGGAGTATGCTCAGGTGTTTCCGGCGGTGGAGATCAAGGTAGGTGCCAGTGCCGTTAATCGCGTGCAGACAACTCGCGACGGCGTGGTTTTCAGCGTGGGTAGAGGCTCATCGATTACTGGTCGAGGCGGCCATTGCATTCTACTCGATGACCCCATCAAGGACCGAACCGAAGCCGATTCTATGCTGGTGCGGGAGAAGCTGTGGACCTGGTACAACCAAGTGCTCCGTACACGCCTCATGGACTCCACTGGTACCATCGTCATCGTGCAAACGCGATGGACCGAAGACGACCTCGTCGGCCGACTGATCGATCCGTTGAACCCCTACTACAACCCCGAGGAAGCCAAAGGCTGGCGTAAAATTGACCTACCCGCGCTAGCCGAGGACAACGACATCCTCGGCCGCGCGCCAGGCGAGCCGCTGTGGCCGGAGCGTTTCACCAAGGAATATCTGGAAGAGATCCGCGCCACCGATCCCAGAGGCTTCAGCGCGCTGTATCAAGGCAAGCCCTCGCCGGTCGGCGGCGCCTTCTTCCAGTCAGCGGACCTCGTCCCTTACACCAAGATGGACGACATGCCGTCCTGGCAGAAGATGCGGTTCTACGGGGCCAGTGACCACGCGGTGTCGACCGATCGCGTGGCCGACAAGACCTGTTTGATGATCGTCGGCGTCGATGAGAAAGATAATCTCTGGGTCATGCCGGACGTGGTCTGGGCCAAGCTCGACAGCCACGCCGCGATCGAGGGCATGATCGCGCTGATGAAGAAGTACAAGCCGCAGTTTTGGTGGGCCGAGGGCGGCTCCATCACCAAATCGATCGGACCCTTCCTGCGCAAGCGGATGATCGAAAAGCAGGTGTTCTGCGCGATCGATCCCATTAATCCGGCCGCGGACAAGCAGCAGCGTGCGCAATCCATTCAGGCCCGCTGCTCGATGAAGATGGTGCATTTCCCGACCTTCACCCGCTGGTGGGCCGACGCCCAGGACCAGATCCTGAAATTTCCGCACGGCGCCAAGGACGATTTTGTCGACGCTCTGGCCCTAATTGGTTTAGGACTAGCCAAGATGCATGGCCGGACCCGGAACAGGCCGCCGGAGCCGGACATCAAGGAAGGCTCGTTCGCTGAGATGTTCCAGCAGACCCGCCGCCGCGAAGGTCAGAGCCGCCGGGCCAGGAGTTTGCAAGGATGGTAGACACCTTCGACAACTCCACGATGGGGCTGTTCTCGGGCGAAAGCCCCGACGCCAGCAGCGCCGCCGACATCAATTCCTCGACCGGCCGGCCCAACGTCATCCCCCGCAACCAGCCCGAGCCGCCGCAGCGGCGGCATCGGCTGGTCAGCTCCTGGACCGACAAGGTCAAGAAGGCCAAGCGGTTCTGGAAGCCCAGCTTTGACCGGATGCGGGAAGATCAGGAGTTCGCCTTTGGCAAGCAATGGTCCAAGGACGCCGGCGATCGGCGCTACGTCGCGAACCTCACGCTACGCCTTGTGGCTCAGAAAACGGCCTTCCTCTACGCCAAGAATCCCAAGGCCGTGGCCAAGAAGCGGCCACGTCTCAATGCTACCTCCTGGGACGAAAGCCAGACCACGCTGAACCAATTGATGCAGTCCGGCGCCATGATGATGGGCCAGGCCCAGCAGATGGGCATGCCCGGCGGCGGTGGCATGCCCGGCCTGCCGCCCGAGATGATGGGCGGCGTGATGCAGGCCGCCTCCGGCGCGCTCGGCGGCGCGATGCCGATGGCGACCAACAATACCTCGATTGACGCTCTGATGGCCGGCGGTGCTCCTTCCGCCCCGTCAGGCGGCCCGCCTGGTGGGGGTGTTGGTGGCCCGCCAGGCGGCAGCCTGAACTCGATCGCCGCGGCCGTTGGCTCCCAGCTTGGTGGCGCTACCATGCCTGGCATGGGCGCAGGCCCGATCCCCGGCGCCATGAGCGGCGGGTCTGGGCTGGGCGACCAGCTCGGCATGGCCGCCGCCGCCGGCGCCGCCCAGGGTATGGTGCCGCCGGGGTCGCCGATGATGGCGCAGGCGGTCGGATCTGGCCTCGACATCATGATGGACGCCGCCCGCGTCAAAAACGAAAACATCATGATGGACAAGCTGGCTCGGACGCTGGAGCTGCTTTACGCCTACGAGGTCGACAACCAGCCCCATCCCTTCAAGAGCATGCTGAAGATGACGGTGCGCCGCGCCGTGACCAACGGCGTGGCCTACGTCAAGCTCGGTTACGAGCGAGTGATGAGCCAGCGGCCGGATCTGGAGAAGGGCATCGCGGACGCCAATGAACGCCTTGCCACGCTGGAGCGGTTAGCGGCCGACGCCGCCGACGACATCACCGACGACAACGACATGGAAGCCGAGCAGATCAGGCTGCTGCTGCAGGATTTAATGGCGCAGCAGGGCCATGTGGTGCGCGAGGGACTGACGTTTGACTTCCCGCAATCCACCAAGATCATTCCCGACGTCAAGTGCATCGACCTGAAGAACTGGGTCGCCGCCGACTGGGTGGCGGAAGAGTACCTGCTAGCGACATCGGAAATCGAAGAGATCTATGGCGTCGACGTCCGCGGCCACTGCACCGAGTATGGCGACAACGACGCCAACGACCCGGTGGCGATGATGGCCAACTGGTCGACATCGAAAGACAAGACCGAAAACCGCGGCGACAAGAACGCGATCGTCTGGGAGATCTACAGCCGCAAGGACGGCTTGGTCTATGTGGTCTGCGACGGCTACAAGGAATTCCTGCGCGAGCCGGCTTCGCCCGACGTGTACAACGAGCGGTTCTATCCCTGGTACGGGCTGCTGTTCAACGGCATCGAGGACGAGAAGGAACTGTATCCGCCGTCTGACGTGCGGCTGATCCGCGACATGCAGCTGGAGTATAACCGCTGCCGCGAGGGCCTGAAGGAACAGCGCATTGCCGGCAGACCCTTCATCGGCGTTGTCGCTGGTGCGATGGACGCGGAGGATCTGGAGAAGATCACCAACCGCGAGGCCAACGCGGTGATCGAGCTGAACGCCTTGCAGCCAAATCAAGACATCAAGCAGTTGCTGCAGGCCTATGCCGGCGCCGGCATCGACCCGAATCTCTACGAAGTGAACCCCGTCTACGAGGACATCCTGCGGACCACCGGCATTCAGGAAGCCAATCTCGGCGGCACCTCCAACACCACGGCGACCCAGAGCCAGATCGCGGAAGGCAGTCGCATGACCAGCATGGGGTCCAACATCGATGACCTCAACGATCTCCTGACCCAACTGGCGCGCAACGGCGGCCAGATCCTGCTTCGCGAGATGAGCCAGGAGCGGGTCAAGCAGGTGGTCGGACAAGGCGCGGTGTGGCCCGCCAACCCGGAGGCGCAGAACGTAGCCAATGAAATCCTCTTGGAAATCGAAGCGGGCAGCATGGGACGCCCGAACCAAGCGCAGGAAATTGCTAACGCGCAGCGGCTGTATCCGCTGCTCATCCAGCTCCCTGGCATCGACCCTGAGTTCCTTGCCAAGGACGTTCTACGCCGTCTCGATGACCGACTCGATCTCACTGAGGCGTTCAAATCGGCGCTTCCTTCTATTGTTGCTATGAACGGCGCCATGTCGGGCGGCCCGCCTGGCGGCGCGCCTGGTCCCACCATGCCCGGCGCCGGCGCCGGTGCAGGCGCGGCGATGGGCGCGCAGGGGCCGATGAACGGTCCTGCGCCCGGCGGCCCGCCCCCCGGCGGCGCGCCGGACGCTGGCACCACCCTGGAGGGAATGAAGCCTGGCCGGCCGCATCCGATGCCCAGCCAGGTCAAGATGCCTTCCATGCCGGGCTGATTTGGCTTATTGATCAACCAGAGGTGCCAGACGGCACCGGGAGAACCGCACCATGGCAGAAGACGACAAGCTATCCACCGCGATAGCCACGTCCGTCGAAAACGTACCTTCGCCAGGTACAGGCGGCCAAAGTCTTCGCGAGGCGATGCAGGACGCAGTCCCCGAGCTGCGCATCAACGCCAACCGCGACGACGACGGCGACCGGGGTTCGCCAGCCCAAGTCGCGCGGGATGATGATTCCGACTTGCCGGAGGAAGCACCGCCGGAGGAGCTAGCTAAACTTTCGCAAAGCGCGAAGCGTCGAGTATCGAAGCTGAACAAGCAGCGCATGAAGCTGGCTGCCGAAGTTCAGCGGCTGAAGACGTTAGAGCCGAGCGCACAAGCTGCCGACCAGGTCACCCAGTATCTTCGGACCAATGACATTGGTCAGGACGATTTCCTGATGGGCCTGGAGCTGATGGCCGCGATGCGGCGGGGCGATTTTCTGAAGTTTTACGAGGGGGTTCGGCCCTACGTGAAGCTTTGCGAAGAATACCTCGGCATATCGTTACCTCGGGATCTGCAAGAGCAGGTCGCTCAGGGGCACATGACGACTCAGGCCGCGGCCATGTTCTCGAAAGAGCGCATGGACCGGGCCATGGCGCAGACAAATGCGCAGCGCCAGCAAATGGCGTTGCAGCAGCACCAGGTGGCGTCAACCCAGCAGCAGCAGCAGTGGCAGAAGGAAAACCTGGCGGCACGCGTGCGTGACACCGTCGATGCGTGGGAGGCGAAGATCGCGCGTTCGGACCCGGATTATGCGGCGAAGCAACCCGCTGTTCAGAAC